ACCTATAGCTGCTTTAGACCCAAGACCAAGAAGCCCTGTCCCTGCACCAGCAGAGCCTATTAAAGAACCCACAAGGGAAGCACCTCCAGCAGCTTCCATAGGTGTAAATAATGCCCTGCCTATGCCTGTAACACCTGAACCAATGCCCAGGACTGGTTTTGCTATTTTTGCTAACAATGCTGCTGAAAGCCAGGAAGACATGTCTGCCTTTTCACCGCCTGGCATTATTTTCCCTGCATTTTTAACTATGTTACCTAACCCTTCCCACAGCTTGCTGCTTATTTCTTCCAAATCAAAGCCTTCCGAAAAACCTTTTGCAAATGATTTGCCAATGCTTGCACCTTCATCAAGGGTATCTGATATGTCAAAACCTAACAATGCCATTATCCCTGCGTGTAACCCTGAACCAAGCAGGCTGCCAAAATCCCCCATTGCGCTGGCTATTTTAGCTTTGCCTGTGCCCTCCCACCATTCTGTAAATGGCTGGGCGATAAATTCATCCCATGCAATGGAAACTTTACCTAGGAAGTCTGCTTCCTGCCACCCATCTTTTAATGAAATTTCTTTGAACCTGTTTTTAAGCTGGCTTATTTTGGTGTCTGCCTTGTCCATAAGGCTGTCCATTGCATTTTCAACATCTGGCATTGCTGCTGCAAGCCCGTCTGCAATGCTGCGCACATAAGGGGAGAGCCTTTCACCGAAGGAAAGTTTTACACCATCAAGCGCACTCTGGAATAAAGTAATTGACCCTTCAAGGTTATCCAACATTGTGTCTGCCATCTTTTTGGATGCACCGTCTGCATTGTCTACAGCCTTTGCCAGCTTTTTGTAATCTTTTTCACTGGCATTTACAATTGAAAGCATTCCTGCCATGGCTTCCTTGCCAAATATAGTCCCTGCTGCGGCTGTCTGTTCTGCTTCTGACAGACCGCCGAGGCTTTTGCGCAGGTTGTCCATTACACCCCTGAGTGTTTTTATCTTCCCTGCCTTGTCTGTAAGGCTTATCCCATATTTATCCATTGCAGCTGCCATATTGTCTGTCGGTTTTGCCATATTGACAAGTGAAGTTTTGAGTGCTGTGCCTGCCATTGAACTTTTCACACCAGAGTTTGCCATAAGCCCAAGGGCAAGCGAAACATCTTCAACACTGTATTTCATTGCACCTGCTACTGATGCCACGTACTTGAAGCTTTCACCCATCATGCTTACATTTGTGTTGGCATTGGAGGATGCCTGTGCAAGCACGTCTGCAAAATGCCCTGAATCTGCTGCTGTCAGATGGAACGCTGACAGTGCATCTGTAATAATGTCACTTGTTGCTGAAAGTTCTTCACCAGATGCAGCAGCAAGGTTTAATATGCCTTCAATGCAATCAAGCATTTCCTGGGGCTTCCAGCCTGCCATGCCCATATAGGTAAAGGCTTCTGCCGTTTCTGCAGCCGTAAATTTTGTTGCAGCCCCCATTTCTTTTGCTTTAGCGTTTAGCTTGTCAAATTCTGCACCCGTTGCACCGCTTATTGCCTTCACCTGTGACATTGTATATTCAAAGTGTTTGTATGTATCTATGGTATCTTTAACACCTATGCTGACGCCAAGGACTGCACCTGCCTGGAACAATGGGTTTTTAAGAATGTTTATAATGCCCCTCACAGGGGATGTAACCAGGTCAAAGGCACGTAGTGTTACTTTCCATGTTTTGCTTGTTATATTTTTAAGCCTTATGCCCAGTGCAGACAGCACAGGTGAAATACGTTCTTTCGCTTCCAGGAGTATTGCATATTTATGTTTTGCCCAGCCTGCAAGCCCCCTTTGTGTTTTCTCCTGTGCCTTGTCAAACTTTGTGACACTCTGCCTTGCCTTGTCGGTTGAATCACCTGCCTTTAAAGCAGCTTTGCGGAGGTTTTCAAGGTTTCTTGCGGCACTCTGCACACCTGCCAGTGTTTCATCTATTGTTTCAATTGGTATCTCAATCCTTACAGTTTCAGCCGCTATCCCTGCCATCCCCTTCCATGCTTTCTAGGTAAACTGTCATAGAGGCAAGCATAAAAGCCTGTATATTTTCTGGCTTTGCATAAAATTCATCTGGTGTAATGCCTGTTTTCTGGAATATAAAATGAAGCAGGCATGTTTTCCCGCCTGCTTTAATCAGTTTTTTATTGTATTTTCCAGCCCGTCTGCTACTTCCTCTAAATTGTCACTATACCCGCTTATGCTGTCAATGACATCAATTACCCTGTCTTTTTCACCTGCTATAAGACAGTATTCTATCATGTCAAGCCCGCTTAAAATCTGTTTGCCTTTATCCCTCAGTGCCTCCCATGCTTCTTTGTTATCCCAGAGTTTCTTGCGGTCTTCTGGCACTGTTGCCCTGTAAATTATCTCTGCCCTGTATTTTACGCTGTCTGTATCTTCTGGCATCTTCACGCCAAGGCTTTTGTTACGTACATATTTTGTATGCTTTTTCTTGCATTCGTTATATTCCCTTTCGGACAAAGGCTTGACTGAAAACCTGAACATAAGCCTTTTCTCACCCTTTTCTTTTCCAGGACGTATGATTTCAATTACTTTTGTCTGGTTTTCATCATCTGCATAACATGCAGCATCTATAAGCCCCTGTAAAAAATCCTCTTCCGATATTTTCAACTGGTTTGTTGTTTCTTCACTTGTAAAAACTTCATCTTTAACATATGGTCCTGCATCTGCTGCATTTCCCATTCCAATAGTTACCCCTTTTTTTCCTGTCCCTGTCTGTGCCATTCTGCATTCCTCCGTTTTCTATAAAATATCTACCTGTCAACTGAAAGCAGGCTTGTAAGTTTTGGCGGCCTGTTTACAAAAAAGTTCCAGTTACGCTTGATTACATCACCTACTGCTATGTTCTGTATGTCTATCTGTCCTGATGGCACACATTCATAGTATGTGACACGCTCTTCTGAACCGTTCCTGCCAAGAAGTGAACCCTGGAAATTCCAGCATGGCATTGTCTGGTTTTCCAGCGCATCCATTATTTCTTCAAAAAAAGCATCATCTTCAACTACTACCTGTGACATGGTAAGGTTTACAGCGAATGTGTTTGCTGTTTCATGTTCCTGTGCATCACCAAGTACAGAATATTTTGCATTATTAAAAGTTACATTTGATGTAAAGGATTCCACTGTTGCCAGCAGTACCCCGTCATCTGAATAAAATGCCCCGTCTTTTCCTGTCCTGCCATGCCTTGTATCTCCTGCTGCCTGTGCATTTCTCATATTCTATACCATCCTTTCTGTGCCTGTCATGCTTCTCTTGTGCTGAACTGGAAACCAAATGATGTATAAATGTGTTCTGCTGAATCCTTGTCCACAACATCTATATCAAACCATGCAGAGTCCCCGTCAGCAGGGTAATCTTTGTTTTCTGTTACGTTATATGAAATAATTTTCTGTTCCTTGACCATCCTGTAGCATATGTCTATAAGCTGCCCTGTAATTGTAAGACGCCCGTTTGTGTCATTGTCCACCTTGCCAACAAGATTGTCTGTAACTTCATTACAGCGCCTTAAAAGCTCAAACCTGGTCTTTACCCTGCGGATTTTCTTCCAGCCCCTGTCTTTGTTATCTGGAGGGGTAATTAATGTATTGATTGCATTGTCTATCCACACCTGGTCTTTTGTATTCATTGAAAATACAATGCAGCCCATAGTTTCCGCCTTTGTCATCTGTGAAGATGTAAGACGTTCAAGGATGTCTGTAAATTCTGTTACAACTGTATGTGTAAGTGAAGAACTGGAAGGCACTGCACCCACCATGCCCGCTATCCTTGCCGCCGTCTGGTACCCGTCAATATCACCGTATGATGTTTCTATATGTGCATTAAGCACATAGTTCATCTTCTCATCATTGTAAGCTGCTGCACGTTTCTGCCTTGTTTCCAGCGGCACTGAACATTTTTCTGCTATAACTGCCTGTGCCAGTGAACCATTGTCAAATATACGGTTTACAAATGCATAGAGAAGAGAGTGTACTGCTGTGTCTTCTGTGTCCACACATATGGTATTGAATATATATGGCTCTGCCAGTGTAAATGCAGCCGAATAGTCATTTACTGTTATTACAGGGTCTTCCCCGCCTTTGAAGCCCTCCTGTGAAACATCTGCAACTAATGCTTCTTCTTTGCCTTCTGCTGTCTTTGCTAAAAAATTGGAAGATACATTTACTGCATCTGCAAGAGCTGCCGCCTCCCCTGCACCTGCCTGGAATTCATATCTTTCAAATACAGATGTGCCAGTGTATATAATGCACTCTTTTACTGATGCATCTGTAACCTTTTCCCGTATTGTAACTGAAAAGTCTTTTGACCCAGGCTGTTTTGTACTGATTGTGACAGCTTCTGCATCATCTGCATCCTTAATGCTTGCTGATGCTACAGAACCGCCATCACCAAGGCGTACCGCAACCACTGTATTTGCGCCGCCTTTGAAAACTTCTTTCAGTGCATCTGTCGTGCCTCCTGTGCCATAAGTGCTTTCGTAACCCTCATCCCTGCCCAGGACAGATGCTTTCCCTAACGGACCAAAATCAGAACGGAATATTACAGCGGTCACACCATTGACCACTTCCCCAGTGGCATCATCACCATTCTTTTTTATACGGAAATACCCGCCTGGTCTTACTTTTTCTTCACCAAGAACAAAAATCCCTGCCATGTTTCCTAAACCCTCCTGTTTAAAAATTCTTTTACTATCCTGTCTGCTTCTGTTTTAGTACATCCTGTAATGTTTTTCTCCCTGAGTGCTGCTGCCACAATGTCCGGTGATGTATTAAAAACAGCCAGTGCACCTGACACAAGTTCACTGGCTGTATAAACTGGCTCTTTGCCTGCTGCTTTGCTGGATTTCTTTTTTTCTTTAATATCTTTCTCTTCATTGTTGTTTTTTTGCGCTGCTGCCATATAAAAACCCTCCTGTTTCTTATTATTTACAAAAGCATCCCTTAAACAATGCCCTGCCGCATGGTATCTTAAAATGCCATAATGCCCTGTTATAAAAACCTGCCCATCCTCCAGGTAATCTGATTTATAATCTGTCTGGAGACGGTTTATGCGCATAGGGGAATTGTCCAGCATAATGACTTCCCCATCAAGCGACAGGCTGTTAGAAATACCAGATGCAGTTTTTATCCTTATGCTGCTGTCCGGGCATAAAATATGGACAGCAATCCTGGCGTCCATCCATGCAACGGTATTTGTTTCCCTTGACTTCTCTGCCGATACCAGACGGCAGTATATCACTGGCTGGCCCGCTGATGCCTCCGTTATTTCTTCCATCCTGTCATGCCCCATGACTATGCAGCCAGGGTATAACTTTTTAATATAGCTGTTTAATGCCATTACAGGGTCAGGGTCTGATGTTTCCTGTGAAGGGTACTGGAGGATGTCAAAACGTACTTCACTCCCAGTTACCACATTCCCTTTTTTGCCGTCTATTGTAAATGCTTCTGTCCTTGACCACGCAAAACAGTAAGGGATGCCACCTGATGGTTTAAGCACAACATCACGCAGGCAGTCCCTTACAACAGGCTCTATTGCTTCTGGCATTATGTCTGCTGTGTTCTGGCATAACAATGAAACCCCCAGTACCCCTGCGCTGTGCCTTTCCTCATTTGCCTGCATGTCAAAGTTATAAACTACCCTTGGGTACTGTTTATCTCCCCAGCCTTCCTGTCTGCTGTCTGGAGGTTCAGGGGTAAAAACAGCAGGTGCACCGTTATATACTGCCAGATACCCTGCCAGTTTTTCTGAACCTGCCAGCCTTTTATATATAAGTTCTTCAAGTATCATTGTTTCCAGCCCCTTCCGTTGGTTTCTGCTGGCCACTGTCCAGGCTGGCATTAAACCCCTGTATTTCTGACAGGTCAGCAGACCACCTTATTTCCCACTGTCCTTCTTCCACTTCCTGTACAGGTATTATAAAATGGTTTGTTATATTGCCAATGCCAGGATGGTACTGCACAACAAGACGCCCTTCTGTTGCTGATGTTACAAAACCAGCCCTGCCCCTGTCCCATGTATAATGCCTGCCCCACAGCAAGTATCCCCTGCCTATCTCTGACAGGTCAAAAACTTTTACTGGTTTTTCAGTTACAAGTGCCATTTGCTGCACCTCCATTATTATGTGAAAGGCCTGTTATAAATTTTTTCAATTGCTGGCAATGCCTTTTCTTTGATTTCCTCTACAAAAGGTCTTTTTTCCATACCTTTGCCTTCTTCCAGATAATATGCATATTCCTCGCCACTTTCCAGTTCTGCCACCACCTCTGTGCCTCCATCTGCCTTGTTCCTGCTTTTTACATCACCACTCCAATGCAGGCGCAGGTTTCCAGAACGCCTTGCTGGTGCTTCACCTGGTGCAGATGCCCTGTACAGCTGCCCGCCCCTGAGTTTATGGCCATAATCCCTGCTTAACTCCCTGGTTGCCTTAGTTGCCTTTCCATGTGTATGTGGTTTTTTATAAACCCTGCCACTCCTCTGTCCCCTGAGCACTTCAAGTTCTGCATTCCTTAAAGCATTTACTGCCCTTGTCCCCCTTGAACGTGCCTGGTGGTTAATGTCTGCTGTCATTTCTGAAACTTTCGCAGCTACAGCCTTACCAGCAGAGTTTATGGCATCTGTTTCTGTCCACAGTCTCACCTGGCATCCCGCCTTTCCTCAGCATAATATACTGTTGATATACCAAGCCCTCCACAACTGTCAATGTCCACAATGTAAAATACACGCTCCCCAAGCACAAGCCTGTCTGTGCGTTTTGCCTTTGGTTTCCCTGCCTGCACAATAGAATGTGTGACAATATGCTCTTTCTGGCTGTGGTTTTCCCTGTCATCCGCTGAAGCTTCAGAAAGACAGCCTTCCAATGTTTTTATTCCATTCCCTGCGTACCTGTCTGCAACCCTGCCTGTTGTTGTTACAACCTGCTTGTTATCTTCAATTATAAATTCTTTAAACAGGTTTCCTGGCCTTAAATACATCATGTTTGTGTTTTTCATATGCTGCCTGTCCTTCCATTCTGTTGCATGCCTGCATAAAAATAAGGCGGCTTGCTGTCTGCCACCTTACCAGCACCAGGTACACTGCACGAACCAGCAGATACTTCTTTTTTCAGGCTTTCATAGTCTGCACGCCAGAGTTTTGCCCTCTCCTGCATGTACAGCCACAACGGGCCTGTCTTGGTATCAACCTCATAAGCAAAACGGCGGCACAGGCTTTCAAGCAGTGCAAGTTTTGCTTTTTTCCATTTGCCAGGGTACATTTCTATTGCCGCTTGTATTTCCTCGTCAGACAATGCTGTAGTGTCTGCCTGTCCTTCTGTCATTATGTCGCCAAGTTCAAACCTCATACGGTCTTTGCCTGCTTTCCTGATATTTTCTGGGTTATATGTGTATGCCATCAGGCACTATCCTCCCCTGTATTGCTGCCTGCAATGTTATTACATCCTGTGTCTGCATCTGTATCTGGGACATCTGTATCTGGGACATCTGTATGCTGTAATTTGCCTGCCTGTTCCTTTGCTGCATTTTTTATTGTCTTACGGCTGTCTGCTGCATGCAGCAGCACAAGTACATTTTCACTTGTAACGCCTGCAATCTCCTTTGAACCATCCTCTGCGTTCATCTGCATAATGGAAAATACCTGCTGGATTTCCTCTGGGGTTGCTGGTATTACTGTTACCTGCCCATTATCACCAGATACTTTCCCACCAACTCCAACCAGGACAGTACCAGCATATAATTCCTGCTGCTCCTCTGCTGCCTGTAATACATCCTGTTTCTGTTCCATCTCCATAACAGTATTATTTACTGCTTCATTAATTGCTTCTTCAAGCATTTTGTCAACCTGTTCTTGTGTATAAAAAGTACCAGGCTGTCCTTCCCCTGCCATTTTAATATCACTTGTAACAGTAAGCACACCTAATTTTTCCTGCAGCCTGGCATCTGCCACAAGATTTGCAGGGATTTTATCACCGATATAAAATTTCTGCCCGCCAAAACTGCAGGGTTTATTTGCAATAAGTACCATAAGCCCTCCTTACACTGCATCTGCAAAATACATTGCCAGGTCATCAGCAGTTTTCTTCATGTCCACAGCCATAAGCCCCTCAATAAATTCAGAGTGTGTACCAGCCTCCCCGTCATAATTAAGTACAGGCATGATATTTCCATCACCAAGCATATCCCATGTGAATATATAGCCAGCAAAAGGCTCATAAATAGAAGGGGCATCCGTAGCATATGCCAGAAGAAATGCGTCAGGGTCGCCAATGTACTCCATTTTTGCATCCTGTCCAAGCCCTGCTTTGTTCATTACAGAACGCTGTACTGTAATCCTGTCAATCTCAAAAAGCTGCGCCAGGACATTCAGGTTAACTGATGCAGGGTTAGCCGTGGAACCGCCATATTTAACACGCTCTAAAATTGCCGGGTGCTTTTTAAGCGCATTATATACATTGACACCAAGAGCCAGCCTGTTTGGCATACGTCCTGTAGACCTGTTAATATCTGTTTTCTTTTCATCAATGAAAGCCACAGGGTCAGAATTCCCATTACTGAACCTGATAAACTGCCCAGAAGCAGGCGAGGTATTATCAACACCTGTAAACTCCTGTTTCCAGGCCCCTTTCTTGAAGAAACTGCTGGCAAAAATGGCATCCTGGTGTATGTTAGCCTGCCCTGCCATAGTTTTTGTACGCTGTATACGTGGGTCTTTTGTTGCTGGCCCCTGCCTGCGTGCAAGGTCTGTCTGCCTTATCCTGTCAACCCCCATAATCATCTGGTCTACCTGGCACGCATATGTTTCTGTATGTTCTGACAGCACTGCAGGGTCAACCTTGCCGTATGCTGGTTTCCTGTGCCAGTTATCACGCAGTAAATCTTCCTTGTCAAATATATAGTAATTGTCGGAAGAAAGGGTTACAGGGCATACCGGGAAAATTGTCTTTGCAAATGCTGTTGAATCATCCTGGTAATAAGCCAGTGCCATATTTGATAACGCTGTATGCGGCCTGAAAGCCCCTTTGGCAATATCTGCCTGGATGCTTGCGGTTGTTCTTTTCATTTATATTTACCTCCTGTTAATTTTTCTGGTACCTGGCAATCTGCACCCTGCAGCAGCCTCCTTCAGACGCTTCCGAAAGTGCAATGCCTGATACATAATTTCCTGTTTCTGCTTTAACGGCCAGACCACCTGATGCCATGACTTCATCACCTTTGGCAATCCCACCGCCTGCCAGGATATAGCCAATATCCTTAACCTGTATGTCAACATCATCACCTGCATTTACCTTTCCAGATTCTGCACCTGAAATATCATTAATGCCTGTTCCAGCCAGTGCGACACCTGCTGGTACTACAGAACCATCTTCTGCCAGTACCACATTGCCATCCTTGTCATATGCCATTATACGGTTTCTTACATCTGCAATGTCTGTACCAGCTTTTTCCACAATAGTTGCACTCTGGTTAATCTGTGTCCCGTTAAAATTTCTGTATGCCATAGTAAATCCCCTTTCCTAGAACCCTGCCTGCCCGTCATATTCAGCTAAAAGCCCGGGATTATCTTCCCATGCCTTGGCAACCGCAGCCTGGTAACCCAGGGATGGGTTCTTTTCCATATAGCTTTTTGCAATATTGCTGATTTTTGCCTCAGCAGAGTTTTCATTCCCGCCACGCCCTGACTTCCCAATTTCTGAAAATGCACCTGATTTCTCAACGGTTTCCACTGCCTGGTCAAGTACAGCAACCATGTCATCATAAGCTGTACCACCTGCTGCCTTAAGGCTCTTGAACAGCGGCACAAGTTCCTCTTCTTTCTTCCCAATAATTGCATATTTCTTGGCAACCTCTGAAAGTTCCTTTTCTTCTGCTGCCTGCTTAAACTTCTGCAGTCCTGCAAGTTCCGCTGCTACCGCTGGATGCAGCCCTTTATATATGCTGTCTGTTTCTTCCTGTGCCTGCCCGCTTTTTCCTTCTGTGCCTTCCTGGTTTGCAGATTTGTTTACTGCCTGTCCGCCTGCTTCCTGTCCTTCCGTCCCTTCATGGTTTCCATTGGCATCAGTCCCGCAACGTTTTTCTATGCTTTCAAGGAAAGCCCTTTCTGCATCTGTCAGTCTGCTCTTGTCAATTTCCATTAATGTTTCCCCCTCAGTCACTGTACTGTTTGTTTCCGCTGTGGATATACCCACAGCATTGTCTATAGTTTCAGAAAGCCTGTCCCTGGCTGCTTTTAAAATTTCCAGTTCCTCAAGTGGCAATTTCCCAGTTTCTTTCTTTACAATACCACTGGTATTTCCAGCAGACCACCTGGAAACTGCTTCCCCTGCCACTTCCATAAACTCACCAAGGCTTTCCTGCATTGCTGCCTCTGCATTTGTACTGTCAAGTTCATTATCATTTAATATTGAACAAAGGGAAGACTGCAGTGCATAACATAAATCCCATATTTCATCTGCAATTTTCCTGTTCTTTGCTTCATCCAGCCTTTCATTAAAACTGTATGAACCGCTCTTCTGTATTTCACTGGCTGCATTGTCAATTTCATCCTGTCCCATGCCCGCTGCCTTGCCTATAAAACCAAGCAGCTTTTTTAACGGGCTGCCCTGCCCTTTACTGGTGCTGTCCTCTTCTGTCTGCCCTCCGCTGTCTTTCCTTTTAAACAGGCGGATATGTGCACCAGGGTTTGCACCCTCATCTACAAAATCCACTTTGCTTACTTTCAAGTTTTTAAGCTTCGTTGCCAACGTCTTCCACCTCCACTCTTTCTGCTGTGCCCTCAATAGAAAACATGCTGTATGTGCCATCCTTGACCTTTTCCCATACATCTTCATCAAGCACCTTGAAACCAATCCACCAGCCTGTTGGAAGCGTACCTTCTGGAATACCCATTGCCTTTATTTTTTCTTCTGTGAATACAACGCTTTCCACCAGGACAGCAGCACCTCCCCTTTCGTGCATTTCGCCGCCTTCACGGTAAAGCTCTACGAAATTATATGCTGCATTTTCCAGTTCGGCAGGCTCTATTATATCCTCCTGCCAGTCTTCTACAACCTCACCATTGCTTTTTATGGCTATGCTTGCCCATCCAAATGCAAGATGCCTGCCATCATCAGATTTTGCTATGGAAAATTTCCCATCCATGATGTCCCCAGGGCTTGCCTTGTTTTTTTCTGGCAGTCCTTCCTGCCTTTTTTTACTAATTAAACTAGAAAATTTTTTCATGTTATACCTCCGTCAAAAAAAGGCACCTGCCCAGATGCCCTGCAAAATATTTTATACCTCTATATACTGGACTGCACATGCACACCTTGGATGTGCTGGCGGCAAAAGATGCTGCCCTTTAAAAAGTATCTTACCACCTATATTAAAATTTTCATCCATATCCAGTTCAGTACCATCAAGTGAATTGCAAAGTGTACATACTGCATCATCACCAGATGTACACCAGCGTTTCTTTACTGGCCCTAACAAATCCTGTTCCTGCGCCTGCCTCACCCCTTCATCTGCACCCCTGTTATATGCAAAAGCACATTCTGTCTGTGCAATGGTAAATGCCCTGTACCTGTGTTTCTTTTCTGCATACCTCTGTGCGGCATCAAGGGCTTTCCTCTTTATGCTTTCTGGTTTCATGCGTGGATGTTCTTTCTTCATGTTCTCCACAATGCTGTCATAAAACCTTGCTGCTGCCTTTGCATCACCTGCCGTAAGACCGATACATGGACGGATAAGCCTGGCAAGTTCATCAACTGTATGCCTGTCACGCATTTTCTTTGACAACAATGTGGCAATGGCATCTTTCTGTTCCTGTGTACTTGATGTAACAAACTCCGCCCCACGTTCCTTAATCCATTCCATTATACCTGGTTCCTGCAGGTTAAACTTAAAACCTGTGCCATCAAGAAGCGGCTGCCCCTCCGGACCTGCTGCCATGGCATCCTTCCACATCCCTGCAAGCTGTCCTGCCACAAGAATGGAATAGTCCTGCATCCAGAGCTGTAACATTTCCAGGGTTATTTCCCCGTCTGCCACAGCCTGCCTGAGTTCCTGGTATGTAACCGCATCCTGCTGGTCTTTCCAGAAGCTGCATAATATTACAGCAAACCTGCCACAGTTATCCTCCAGGTAACTTTGAAGCCTGTGCAGGACTTCTTTGCTGTTTTTTGTGCGGGCTTTCCTGAAAATGCCTGGTTTGGCTGGTGTAAAATGTAATGCCATCCTATATATACCTTCCTAGCCGTTTTTTAGCTTCTTCCTGCTTTCCATCTGGTATTTCCCCCATATCTGTACCACTGTCTGGTTCTGGAGGCTGTTCCTGCTCCTGCTGTCCTTTCCTGGCAGGGCTGGTTTCCCTGGTATCAGAAGTCCTTCCTGGCAAATGCCCTGCCTGCCTGATGTAGTCTTCAAGCCCGTCATCAGGAACAAGGACGCCTATGCCTGTCATATCCTTTATAAACGTTGAAACCTTAGTGATGTCCATATCTTCAATGTCACCATGTGTCATTTTAGGATAATCCGATATGCCTTCAAAATATTTCCCGTTAATATCAATTAATGCTGGTATGCCCTGGCTGTTGAATGTTTCACAGATGATATCAAGGAATGCACCTATGGCAGCAGCAAACAGTTCCGTCTTGTCAGAACTAAGGGCAAAACTGCCTGTCTGCTGGTGTCCAAGGAAGATAAAATCCGCCAGCACTGTCATGGCAATCCTTGTGTCATACCTTTCTATAATTGCATTAGTATCAAACTGCCTTGTCCCGCCAGAACTAAGCAGTTCCAGTTTAAAATCATATGGCAGTATCACACCTTCCATTTCATCACGCCTTATGCTTTTTACCATCTTTTCCATCCCGGCATACATCTGTACCATATGCGGGTCTTCGCTGTCCCAGATATCCATATCCTGCGGTGCATGTATTACAGGAAGCCCTGCCAGGTCTCTTTCAATTCCTATGCCCTCTATTTCCTGTATACGTTTCTTAAAATACCATGAGCGGTATGCATTCCTTAAAATGCTTTTGCCCTCTGGATTGTCTTTCCTGCTTTTAGTCCTGAAATGCAATGCCTTTTCTATTGGTATTGTCAGCATCCCAAAATCTGGAGGCGGCATCTGTGTCATACCCAGCAGGTTATCTTCATTATCGTATTCCCACTGGTATAACGTTTCCTGTGCACGTATTGGAAGCTTCATCCAGCCAACAAGCCCGTCACTGTACTTGCTTCTGGTACGTTTATCCTTCGTCCTGCCCATACGGCGTTTATATACTATTTCATGGTAACTCCAGCCGAACGTAATAAATGAAAGTATTTCAGAAATTGTATCAACCCATGTTTCCGACATGTCATCCATGCATTGTTTTACAAATTCTGCTGCCTTCCTGTCTGCTGCAGTATTACCACCAGGCTCAACATTCCAGTTACACTGCCGCACAAGCATTTCAACAGCAAAAAGGACAGCACCCACAACATCATCATTTTCCGACATTTCCCTGTAAACTTCTGTCCCTCTTCTGCCACGGAGTTCAGGAAGAAATTCCTCATATAATGTACCAGCATAACGCCGCTGTCCGATACGGCCTGCTTCTTTATTTACAGCCATGTTTTTCCTCCTCACTTCCAGTAACTGTCTTTTACCAAAGAAAGATTTGCTGGTATGCTGCCAGTATACTTCTTAATTTTGCCAAGGTATGTTGAAAGTGCCAGGGCATCTGCACGGTCTGGTGAAGGAAGGTTTCTTTTCTTCATTTCCTTTTTACCTTCAAGTTCTATCTTCCCATTGCTTGCCATAAAATACTTCCTTACTACCAGCTGTGCAAATGTTTCCTGCTCTTCTGCAATTTCTATTTCTTTATTCCTGAGCAAATCCCTGAGGACTGCCCACATATGTGTTGACAGGTTATTGTAACGCCCTGCTGCTTCCTTTCCCTCTTTTGTATCTGTTTCAATCCTTTCTGCTGCATTAACAGGGATTACAACAAGCCTGTACAGTTTCTGTTCATGTTTTACTTCCATAAGACGGTCTGTAACACCTCCGCCAAGGCCAGTATCATCAATGTTTACATAAATATACCCTTTATAATCTGGAAACTCTCTAACCGCTTTCTTATATTCTGAAACAATATCCCCTGCAGTCCTCATCAGGTTCTGCCCCCTGCGGTTTCTTACCATATCCAGCCTGCCTCTTGCATTGCGGTAAATAACAGTTTCATCATTCCCATACCTTGCTACATCCACGCCAAAAATTATATATGGTAAAAGCTTCTTATCATCAAGCCTGTACAGCCTGCTCCCACACTGTTCGACAATTTCATGTGCAATAAATACATCATCTTCCTGCTTTGGAAACAGCCCCTTTACCCTGACACGTACAACATTGCTGTCTTCACCATACTTTTTTATAAGTGAACTGGTATTCTGTTTATTTGTGCGCTGGCTGTCAAGGGATGATACTGTATGGCACTTATAAAGCACCATATCAGAATTAAAAGCATCAAAAAAAGTGCCAGAAGTCCTTGTAGGATTTCCGCACATCAGAAGTTTATTATTTACGCCAGACAGCGTGCCAAGTATTGCCTCCATAATTGGTTCTGCAACACCTGATGCCTCGTCAACAATAAAAAGCATATTATCCTCGTGGAAACCCTGCATGTTCTCTGGCTTTGTTGCTGTCCTTGCAGTTGCAAACCAGCGTTTCTCATAGCCTGACATGTATATATATGTTTTTGTCCATTTCAGGATAATTTTAAGAAGCGGTGACCTTTCCTGCCATTTTGCAGCTTCTGACCACAGGACATCATGCAACTGCTGTTTTGTTGGCGCTGTAGCAACTACCCTTGGATATGGGAAGCAAGTCAGAAACCATAAAAGTGCAACCGCCTCCACACTTGTTTTCCCGACGCCCTGCCCTGATTTAACAGCCACCCTCGGGTTTCCTGCCAAATCTGCAAGTGCCTCCTGCTGCCAACTGTCTGGTTCAAATGCCAGGACTTCTTTTGCATATAATACAGGGTCTTTCCTGTATACTGGGATGCGCTGGCTGAAAAACATCTGCCTGGCTGTCCTATTTGCATCATTCATTGCGTGCCGCCCTCTTCCTGCATCCCTGCAATTGTATTCATAACCCAGTCATTTGCAATGCTGGCACTTTCATCTTTTGCAGTATTATTTATGCGCTCTGTTTCTGCCTTGATTTTAGCAACCTTTGCTTTCTGTTCCCCTGTTGCAAGCTCCTCATACTGCTTTATAAGTGCCCTCAGCTCTGACATTGCCCTTGCCTGGGCAGTTAAAAATGTTGCCTGCCTGTCCCATGAAAACTGGAATTCCCATTCTGCCTCTGTACCGCCTTTCCCCTTTTTTACTTTCTTTAGTTCTTTGACCATCTCTTTTTTATTTTCAACGAACATTATTTTCTGGGAACGCAATATAGCAGCATATGAAATCTGGATATTCTCCCATAAAATATCAGTATAGCTTTTATTCCCTATTTCATCTATGATATCCAGCATGTCACCAGGCAGGCATTTTGAAAAAAGACCGTGTTTCTCTGCATTTTTATTCCGCTTTGGTGCACCCCCATGGTTGCCCATGGCATTAGTGTTCCCTGCTGGTGCACCAGGCTTCCCCTTGCGGACGTTCGCTTTTTTTCCTGTTTCTTTTTGTGAACGTTCGCTTCCACACTGTTTCTTTTTACTGCTGCAAGACCCCCATCCGCCTTCGCTTTTCCAGCGGCGGACTGTGCCATCTGGTTTACCGATTTTCTTTGCTATGTCTGTAAGTTTCATTCCATTTTCATAAAGGGACTGCGCTTCTGCTTTTAGTTTCTTTAAATCTTCATTCCTTGCACCTGCCACATTCCTGCCCCCTTATTGAGTTGTTTTGGAACAAACAGGCAGACCCTCCAGCCTGTGCCCTGCCCACGCCACTGTCATAACTTTGTTATGAACTCTGCACTGCTGTATTTATCCACACCCCTTGCCATCATCCTTAAAAAGTCCTCCCTTGAAAAACCAGAAAGGCGGAATATTTCTTCTGGTTTCATGCCAAGCTGTTTTCCAATCTCTTCCACAGTCCTGCCCTCATCCATAAGCTCCCTGACAATGTTTTTCATTGGTTCTAAAAGATGTGTGCCCCTCGCCCTGTTATGTGTGACAGTGCCATACATATTGCCTGCCCTGTCCTCATGTTCCACAATAACAACAGGCACTTTGCCTCCAAGCATTGACAGCAGAGGTTCTTCCCCTGCAACCGTCCAGCGGTGGTAACCGTCAATAATTGTAAAATCTGGAGCTGTGACAATTGGAAGTGTCCAGCCGTTAGCAAATATTGACTGCTTTAACAGTTCCAGGTTCTGTTTTGAAACTTTGTTAGGGTTATAGCCGTTTGGTTTCACCATGTCCCTGTCCACCCACCTGAGTGTTGACAATGGTGCTGTTATTTTATTATCCATCCTGCCCTCTCTCCTTTTTTGCCCTGTTTATATACCTTGTATATACCCTCTGGTACAATGACCTGCATGTACGCAGCTTTGGGTCACCTGAAACAAGCCCTTCATATATTTTTTTACAGTCATTGTTATCCACAATTGATGAAACCTGTATAAAAAACTTGCGGTAACGCCCTGCTATATATCTGCTGTGTTCTGTAGGGAAATTCCTGTCCATGTCAGAAAACAGCCCTGTAAGGGCAGCCTTATAATCCCTGTCAGGCATGTCTTTCTCATTTTCCTTCCTGGCATATGTGTCCCTGCCAAACATGCTGCTGTCCCAGTACAGGGCAGCCAGGTATGCATTAGGCTCACGTCTTATTATACGTTCCATAAGGCCAGGATAATATTCATCCATTTTCACAAGGTTTCTTGCTGTGTCTATTGAAAAAAACTGCGATACACGCAGCTGTTTTCTTGTTGAACCTGTCTGCCACATTGACATATATATTCCAGGCAGCCTTATATTTTCTGACATAAGGTACAGCCACACATCATTATCTTTCCAGTCATATATGGGAAATACCTGGTACCTGCTTGTTATCCTGCTTCCTGCATATCCCATCCTTGAAATATTCTGCAGGCGCTGGAATGATTCAGCAGCACGTACACCTGTTATGCAAATTCCGTCAGGACAAAGTTTTGTAAGAAAGTCCTGGTATGTATCAGTACGTGGTTTTAAAAGCGGGTGTGCGTTTATGGCAAAAGATGGCATCTTCCTTACCCATACATCTTCCTTATATCTGTCCCAGCATATAAATGTTTCATCATTATATAACTGGTTGAAGCAGTTATAATGTTTCACTTCAAGGCAGAACCAGTGGAAACGGGCCCCTGCCAGCATAAATTTCCTGCGCCATTCCTGTACTGTTTCCTCTATGCATGGGAAAATTGCCTCTTCATCAATAAAATGCACCGTAAGCTGTGACGGGTCAATCTCCCCTGCCTGTATTAACCCCATGACCACCTGGGCAAGGCACAGGCTGTCTTTGCCACCACTGAATGACATATAAACTGGAAGCCCGTTACTGAATACATTCTTTATACGTATTTTTGCAGCTTCAAGTACATTTATGCCTGCCCTGCATCTTTTTATAGCCATATCTTTCCACCACACTTTGGACATATTACAGCTTTTCCAGCACTGGCAGCCTCCCCGCTGTCTGCCACCTGCCCCACTGGCTCTGACAGTACGGGTTCCTGCTGCCCCTCCTGCTTCTGCCCTTCCTGTCCTGTTAAAATACCCTTTATCTTCTGTTCCTTCCTGGCAGCATTATCTTTTATATGCTGTATGCTGTCTTCATCAAGTATTCCATATCCTGAAACTTTCTCTGTGATATCCTCTGCCTCTGAAACCATCTGTTTTAATATTTCCTCATCAAAACCAGGGATATCCAGGTCACCGCTTAATTCATCCAGAAAACTGTTTAATGCATCCAGGTCTTCCACTCCCAGGCTGAAAATCTTGTTGTCAGCAATCATAAGTTTCTTTTTCTGGTTCTCTGTAAGGTTTTCATAACGGTATACATATGCTGTCTTTGCCCCCATCATAACAAGGGTATCATACAGCCCGCTTCCTGCCAGTATCACATTGTTTTCATCAATTACTACAGGCCTTATCTGCCCGAACATTTTTATGCTGCGTTCAAATTCTTTTAACTGGTGTTTTGTATGTATCCTTACATTTCTTTCTGGCTTTACAAGCTTGTCCAGGCTTATTGTTGTTATTTCCATATACACATCCTCCTGTAATATAATATAGGAGCTTTACTGTATATTAATTTTAATACTGTCTGCCATAGCTGTATCTTATTTTAATGTGCCAAGGAACATTTCTGCACTTTTGAAATACCTGGCAGCATGATGCACAATGGAACTGTCAATCCCATATACTTCTGCCCAGGCATTTTCTGCACAGCCTGTCCACTGCCTTGCTGGCCATGGATGTGTCCCACACAGGTAACCATTTTTCCATTTATAAACAGGCGGCAGTTCCAGACCATAATAATATATAAATGCCAGCACATGTTCATGTGCCCATCCAGAAAGCGGGCTGTACCTTGTCAATGTCATTAACTTAAAAGCATTAGTTAATAACTTGTATTATAAAATGCCCAATAATTCATAGTATTTTCTATCAAATTTCTGTTATAAAATACTTAAGTTAATTACATTGGTACCTTGTTATCCCCTGCCTGTCAGTATAAATGTTGCTGCCGCTGCCAACATAATTCCCGTCTGCCAGCCTCCTGCCTAAAAGCATCATGTCAAGATGTTCCTGTTTATAATACCTTGCCTGTCCCCTGTGCTGTACAATGCTGAACCATCTTGATGCAGCCCTGCTGTCCTGTGGGAAAAGCATGCCAGGATGGGCAGCCAGCCATTCCATATCCTGCCCTGTATTTATTACAGACAGTTTTTCTGGCCTGTTCTTTTCTGTCCATTCCATAAATTCCCTGTATTCAAGGTTGCATATAACAAGTACACAGTCTGTAATGCCTGCCATATGGCAGATTTCCCCAAGCACAAGCGAATCCTTCCCGCCACTCCATGCATATGCTGTTTTCTTTCCATCTGTATTTTTCTTTATTTCCTCCACAGTATGAAGTACAAGCTGTCCCAGTTCTTCTTTGGACACAAGCCTGCTTATTTTCTGCAATGCTTTTATCCATTCTTCATTTTTCATACATTGTTTCCTGCCAAGAACTTTAACCATCCCTTGCGCCTCCCGCCTTGCTGGCTGCCAGTGCAACAGCACCAGAAAGAACCACCGTTATAAGGCTTCCTGCTGTTTTAAAGATGGCATCCCCTGTTATATTCCCATATGCAAATACTGGCAGCCCGGCAGTTATTGAAGATACAATACCTGCAACAATGCCACATGGTTTTAATGCTATGCCTTTTAATGTGAATATTGTCGGAAGCAGTGTGGCAGACCTCAATGTCCCATAAAAAAGAAACAGGTGCGTAACTGTCAGGCCTGGAATATTAGCTGTTACAATGCCAGCTAACAGTAACAGGAGCATGGCAGCCTTTGTCTTTTTAATTGTATTTCTCCCTGGGATATCTGTTGCCAGTGATGATACTGCACATAAATTACTGTCTATAGTAGAAAGAAGCCCTGACACTACCATAAAGAGGAAAGGAACTGCCACCCATGACGGGAACAATGCCCTTACTATCCTGAAACTGGTTATTCCTGTATCTTTCCCAATATTATATCCCATGCCAGCACCAGCCAGACCAAGCATCCCCATTGACAGGGGGACAATGCCAAATAACAACGCACCTGCCAGAAATGCCCTTCCTGTCCTGTCTTCCCTGGTACAGAACGCCCGCTGCCAGAAACACTGGTCACCAAACGGCCCTGATACCAGCCCTGCCACGGATGGAAGCCCGAAACCAAGAAAAATTTCCAGCCCCCTTCCAGAAAACAGCCCTGCATCCCTGTTAATCCCTCCAATGCCTGCTTTTAATGTTTCCATGCCGCCACTGTTTTTTATCCCAAAAAATATAAAACATATGCCCACTGCCAGCATAAATACCATCTGTACTGCGTCTGTCAGTATGGAAGCCTTTATGCCTGAAAACTGCGAATATGAAAATGCAGCAGCAGCCATTATAACAGTCATGGCTGGAAAAGATATACCCGAAATCATGCCAAGTATCTGGCTTCCTGCAAGAAGCTGCACCCCTGTTGACAGGACAGCCAGTGCCCCAAGCTGGAACAGGTATATACCTTTTACTGCTTCTGATTTGTATTTCCAGTACATATAGCCTGACAAGGTAATCCCCTCTGGCATTTCCATCCTTATTTTTTTAGCAAATGGTATAAACAGCACCAGGCACAGCACATTTGGCACAAGAAACCAGAAAAGCCCTGCAAAACCATTTATATAAGCAGTTTCTGCTGATGTAAACAGTGCAGGTGCCCATATCCATGTTGCAGCAATGCTTAACGCTGATATAAACCATCCTGTATTCCTGTCCCCGACACAGAACCTTTCAATGCTGCTTTCTTTTTTTGTCATAAATACTGCTGTCCCGTACATTACCAGCACATAAACAAGCAGCATAACCAAAATATAAACCATATCTTTCCTCCAGGATTTATAATCTGGAGGAGCGCATGCCTTCCCTGTCTGCCTTTTACAATCCCCCTTCCCTGGAAAACTGCATCCAAAAAAGCCAGGGGCTGCCCCTGGCTTCCTTACACGTTTATTTAGAATCTTACAAATACTAATTTACCACTTCTATATTTGGATGTCAATTGAAACATTTTTGAAGCCGTAATTTTAATACATTCTATGTATGTATAATAAACCAATCAGTGCAAATCTTTTTACAATATGGCATGTTACCAGTTACAGCTATACATGCTGCCCTCAAACAATAATGTATCTGCAAATTCTTCAACTGCCTGCCATGAACCATTTTTAGAAGAACCTTTCTCTAAAATATTCCATAACCTGTCTTTCAGGCTTATTTCATTATCAAAACCCATAATAACACTTTTGGCATATCCATAAAGTTCTATCTGCGAATTATTATCCAGCATTTCAAATTTTGTAAGTATTCTTAAAAGCGGGTTGTGAATAACAAGTTCTTTATCCTCATACCCATATTTCTTTAGCATTTCCTTCTCAAGCCATTCTTCTGTTTCTTCTTTATTATTTCTTTGTAAATCTTTTATATCTATTACATTACACAAAATGGCATGTCCGTTTGTTACTGCTCTATCCTGTATATCCATATCATGCCACCCCTGTCCCAAACTGCATCTGTGCATTGCAGCTTTTAATCTGTTCTTCCAGGGCAATAGGCGGCTTATATGTTTCTATAACAGAAAGTGCCAGACTGCACTGGCTACGTTTTATAGCCTTGTATGTAGTTACATCAAACTGGCGTTTTAATTCCCTGTACATATCACTATACAATTTACTACGGAGAGATTTATCATTATAAGCATTACTCTCTTTCCCTCCAAGAATTTTAACACCAGCTTTTCTTACTGCACTTGTTATTTTGTTTTCCTCAATGCCAAGGACGGGCATATCCTGTTTAAACTGCTCTAAATCCTGTTTAACATCATCAATCTTCTGTTCCAGTTCAATGTTGCCCTGTGCAATAAGACGTATCTGTTCTTGTACAGATAATGGTCTGGCTGGCTGCTGCGTTTGCTCTTTATACTTCTTTTCCACCTGTATAAAATAACGGCGTACCTGTTTGCCCATCTCATTGCGCTCAAGCATTGCCATTTCTTTGGCAGCGTCAAGTTTAATAATACGTTCATTAACATATCCACCGGTTACTAAATTTTGAGTAACCGTTTCAAAATCCTCATTTTCTATAGCGTCACACTCTAATAAACGCTTTTTTATCCAGTCATTATATCTGCTTCTAACCTGTAATACCTTATGTAATTCCGTACCATATACAACTTTCTCACCAGTGTCTGTTTCATAAACATGAACAAGATTATTTTCTAATATTTTTAAATTTTTTTGCATAAAAAATCTCCTTTCAAAAAATACTTGAAAGAAGCCACTCTGTATGTTACAATATTTCACACAGGGAACTTCTCTGTAGCTAAAGGGTAATCGTGTGGTCGTCAAACTAAAACGATTACTCTTTTAATTTTCTTATTCCACGTCTTATAGCTTCTGCTCTCTCAACTTTCTCTTTTTCGCAATACTCTTTAAGAATTTGAGAGTGTTCCTTATCAAGTCGTACTGTGACTTGTTCAGACTTAGGATTATCAGATTTAGGTCTGCCCATTTGTGACATATAAAACTCACCTCACTTTTTGAATGTCACTAAATATAATATACTTTATGAATGTCAAAATGTCAAGCGTATTTAAAAAAATTTCTCAAAATCTTTATATTTTTTCCACCTTATATGAAGTGACAACACACTTGTTATATCAGAAAGTACTAATCAAACTGAAGGAAAAAAGAAAGTCCAATAAGTATTAGACTTTCTTTTCCTAACCTTTTCTCCATTATTGCCATTTCTTTTGCTGTTTTTACATTCTTAGAAAAAAATTTTATATACTATTGTATTTTTTTAATATCACCATTATCTAAATATACATGATACTCATTTAATAATGTTACACTAAATAATAAATTAGCATCGTGTTCCTCGCCAGATACATATTCTTGAACTGTCACATCAAGGATTTTCCCCATAACAGCAATTTTTGTTGTAGTTTTATCATTAAAATTTACAATACCATGAATTTCATCATCATTATAGAATTTCCATTTATAGTAACTTTTTGCATATTTTACCATATCTGCATTAGCAGCAATAGTTGATATTCTCCAATTCCCAGTTACATCATTTCTAACTTTATTAGCATAAAATTTCCCATCTATATCATATATATCCTTGTTACTTACACCAACTATATCTTTACCCTTCCTATGCTTTTTCTTTGTTGTACATTTCACTTTCAAACTGCATTTCTTTCCATTATAAGTTATTTTGACAGTACTGGTTTTTCCTACTTTTAATGTTACAGGTTTTTTTATTTCAAATTTGTTTTTATGTATCTTTTTTGTTGTTTCATCGCTATATATACCCATAACAGATATACCAGTATTATTATTATCCAATACTGTACCTGCTTTGGCAGAGCCATTGTATTTAGCCCTTATTTTTACTAAAGAAACTTTTTTCTTTTTAGGTTTGGCTGGTATATTAGTTTGTCTTTCGTCAGATGTTGGTTCTCCACCAATATCTTCAATTTCCTCACTTAATTCACTATTTGTTTTTGTAAGTTTGTCATATTCTTCTTGGCTTACATCTTGTCCACATGAAGTACATAATACTGCTATTATAAATAATAATATAATTTTTTTCATTTTTCTTTTTTACCTTTCTTAAATACAATAAAACATTAATAATATTTAATGTTTTTATAATTAACCATTTTTATCAATTAGTAATTTCTATACATTTTTTATTATCATATACCCGCCTCCTAATTATTTAATATGTTTGTATTTTACCACAAAAGTCAAAATTTGTCGAATACTATCACAGCTACACTTAAATTTAATGGCGTCACCATTAGCACAAACAAAATTTCAGGGCTACTTCTTATACATTCCAGGACAAAATAACCCCAGGTCTTTCTGATGGTTTATATATTGATTTTACAGAACTGGAACTGGAGCTGGAGCAGCAGATATCCTGCCATCTCCTGTATAATATTAATGAAAAAAGGAACTGTTGTACTAAACCCTGGTTTAAAACACAGTTCCTTTTACATTATATGAATAACATTGTCTGTTATTATATCTTTCAAACTTTTGTCTTATAAATTTAATATACCCTTAAACCATCCACGCCAAAAATAAGTGATGTAAGTTTTTCAATTGAAACCCTTATATCCATATATACACTGTCCTTTGATATATGCTGTTTCCTAGCTATCTCACTTACAGAAAGCAGTGTATCAGCCATATACGCATCCCATACTGCATTATACCTTCTCATATCAAGTTCCCTTGTCACAGAATTATCACAATAAGAGTAATAAAGCCTGAACATTGTTTCAATATGCGATACTATTACCGCAGTCCTTGTTGCGCTCCTTTTTATGCTTTCAATGATTACCTCATTGTCATACATTGACATCATGGATTCCAGTATATCAAGAGCCGACTCTTCCATCTGTGTCCTGCCAAAAACCGACTGCCCTGCATGGTCTTTAAGCATGTGGTAATTCCTTAAAAGCAGCTTTGTATTGCGCAGCCTCCTGTCTGCCCTGCCTGCATATTCTTCTTTCTGTTTCTGCCGAAAAGCCTTAATTCCTTCCCTTGCCCCTATTGATGCCGATTTCTCACAAATATCCCTTAGCTGTCCTGCTGTGATTGAAACAGGCACTGTATCCAGCCTCTCATTCCCTTCTTTGTTTTCCTTCTGTGCCATGGCTGCCTCTTTTTCTGTCTCATGCCTTGACACTGCATCTTCCAGGGCTTCTTTTTCCATCCCCATTTCAGCGGCAACCTGCCCCATATCCCAGCCAGCTTTCCGTAAAGCTTCCACTTTGCCAAAATCAATTTTGTTATACATGCTTCCGCCCTCCTTTTTACTGTTCCATATTATAACTTTTTGTGTTATAATCTTATTGTCTTGTGATGGGGTTGCGGAAGCACCCTCTTTTTATTTCAGCTGCCCTGCAGAACTCCCTGCTGCCACAGGTTCAACTCTTATACTGTCTACAATTCCCTGGAGTTCACTGGCAGTAAGCCCCACATAATTGTCCATGTCAAACATTTCTTTGGTAATGCCTTTTCTTGCAAGCTGGTTCTGGTAATAAGACATTTCCCCGTCATAATCATACTCTGTAATCCCCATGCTATACCTCCTTGTTAATGCCATTGTTATTTTTCTGTATATTTAATATTGTACTGCTTTCAAGCCCTGACCTGTTGCAAAATCCAATAAAACATTCTTTGCACATAAAACCATACTGTTTTGGCTGTTCCCCACGTTTTACCCTTGCAAGCAGGGTTACCATGCTGCTTTTTTTCAGATGCGCCTTGCACATACAGCATATACCATAAAGTTTTTCATACATTTTAGGGCTGATGTCTGGGTTCTTTAGCTGCACTGGAAATTCCCTGCACATATTTTCCTCACCAGCTACTGGCACAAGGCTGTCTTTCATGAACACTGGCACACCATTCTTTCCAGCTTCATCCACTATCTTCCTTACCCATTCCCATTCTGGTACAGTCTTGTCTTTCCTCCTGCCCGTTTCTGCACCAATTATTATCCAGTCCAGGCACCCAAACATCCACCTGTGGTTTTCTGGCATGATATCCCCTGCCAAAGGTTCTATGCTGGCAAACTTTTTATGCCCTTCTGGCAGGTACATGGTTCTTGAAACTTCCTCCTCTTTTGTAATTGTAGTCCCATACCACATATTTTCCCCACCTGGGACATTATACTGCATATACCTTTGTGGGTTTTTAGTAAGAAACAGATAGTTATGTACAGGTGTTTTCCTGCATGCCTCCATTATTTCATCCAGCCATGTATCTGGAACCCATGTACCAAAAATATCTGACATAGCCCCAACAAAAATATTATTCCCCATTTTTAATCTTTCTGGGTAATCCAGCCTGTATTTATGGAATGTAGGTTCAAATCCAAACGGATAAACAAGCACCTTCCCAGCCCCGTCCAGCATATGTTCCCCAAGAATATATAAATCTTCCCCACCATCAGCAGCCTTCCCCAGCGAATAACTGCATTTATTCATTTTGTTAAGCCTGGTGTCCCCTGAAAACCTTTTAACCATTGCTCTGGCATAGCAATAACTGCATCCATTACGGCATCCTGTAACCGGGTTCCATGTATGGTCGCACCATTCAATCTTTGACCTGTTCATTCTATATCCCTTCCTTTACCATTTTTCTTTATACAGCCTTTTAAAATGCCATAAACCTTGTCCAGCATATCCGCATCAAAATACCCGAAATGGCAGCCATCAACTGGAATATCCAATTTAAACGCCAAATCTGCATAGGCTTTTTTTCTTGCAATATGCCTTTTTTTTGAGGTTTTTTCGTCCTTCCACTGGTGGTCAAATAATTCATGGCACTTCATTTTCATTCCCCGCATTTCTGCATTTGCCAATATGCCTAATGCCTCTTGCGGTCTTGATTTATGCGTACCAACATAAGCACCACATTTTGTACAGAAATAACACTTCCCACTTCCATATTCCCTGCCATAAATCCTTGAATTGCTTATATAAATTACTTTACCACCACACAAATTGCATTTTACAGGGTATAAATCTATCAAAACAAACACCTGCTCCCTAACTTATTTTTTTACTAGTTTTTTGTGTGTTCATACCATATCGCCATGCTGCTTAACACCTCCAGACCAGCTTGCTATATACTTCATACCATCCCTGTTTCCTCCAGCCAGTCTTCTATACCTTTTCTGACTTTACAGAGCAGCTCTTCAACTTCTGGGTCATAAGCCGCATTTAATCTGTTTAATAACAAACGTTCAATAATCTGCAATTCCGTTAAACTAAGTTTCATTCTCTCCCTCCACTTAATTGACATTGCCAATAAATACAGTCCCTCTCTTAAATTTCCTTTCCACACATGAAATTTTTTCCATAGTTTATGCCCCGCCTTTCACAAATTTATACATACGGTAATTGAGTTCCCTGCTTTCAATCCATACTATGTTATCCAGGCACATTTCAATTATCCTGCTCCCTACCGCCTCGTCAAACAGCAGCAGCCCGTCCAGGTCTTTTTCAGTACTGATGATTAAAGGCAGGTTATGCATATATCTGTGATTTATAATTTCATACATTACGTTTATGTCTGTGTCTGTCAGTCTGCCTTTGAGCATATCGTCTATGTAAAGCACATCTGCATCCATGTAAATACCAAGTTCTTTACTGTATGCTGCTTCATCCCCAATATGCTGTTTAATCCTTGTCATTGCATTACGGTATGGCATGTATATTACTGGGATGCCCATAGCCATAAGGCTGCTGCATATTGCTGTGCCAAGGTGTGTCTTACCAGCACCAGGCTGGCCACAGAACATAATTGAATTATGCCTGCCATGCCTGGATGCTGCAAAATTTTTAACATAACCCTCTGCTTTATTTCTGGCACCAGCAAGCACTGGGTTTCCCCTGGTATCAAAACTTGCAAAACTTTTTTGGAGGAACTCCCCAGATATCCCGCTCCTTTCTGCTAATTCCTTTGCACGCTTTATTTTACAGCACCTGCATTTCCTCATAACTTCGTACCCGTCTTTATAAATTGTTATCCAGCCTGTATCTTTACATTCCTGGCATTGGTACTGGTATCTTTGCAAGTTGTTTATCCCCTCTGCCCTTGCAGGTTTTGCATGTTCCATAAGCCATTTTTCCAGTTTATCCATCTTTTTTACCTCCTGCCAGCATCTTAAGAAGTTCCCTGGGATAACCACTGCTGCCAGCAGATGCCTGCCCTGTTCCATCTGGGCTTGCATCATCATAGTTTCCCTCTAGAACTTTAATAAAATTATTTGGACGTACAAACCACTCAAACGTTATAATCCAGCCCTTTTTCCCACCACCACAAAGAAAAGCACCGTTCTTGATATTCCCTGCTGCTTCCAGAACCTTTTCAATGCCATATGACCTTATACGTGCATTAAGCATGTCATAACGCTTTGTACCTGACCTGATACTGCTCACAGGTTTTATCCCATATGCAGAAAGTGAATTCCACTGTTCTATGACACGCTGGACATCAGTCCGGCAAACAGTATCTTTAGATACTGTTAAATTATTATCTGTTTCTATATCTGTGTTTATATCTGGTATTGGTGTCTTACT